CCCTTATCCCCTCCCTTCTGCCTCCCGAGGCCCTCCCCACTGCACCGCCATCCTCTCCGCAGGTTTTCGACCAAGACCGAAGGAGAAGCAGATGACGGTCAGACATTTGAACCAGATCGAGCTCGCCGCTCGCTGGAACATCAGCCACCGCACGCTCGAGCGCTGGCGCTGGTCGGGGGAAGGCCCCCGCTACATCAAGATTGGCGGCCGGGTCGTCTATCGGCTCGAGGACGTTGAAGAGTTCGAGGCGACCCAGCTTCGCGAGAGCACTGCCGACCAGCCGGCGCCGAAGATGGCGTGAGGAGGCGGCGATGATCTCCAACACTCTCACCCTCAAGGACCTTCACCGCGTGCCGATCGGCGAGATCGCCGCTCTGCCCACCGATCAGTTGGCGCTGTTGCAGGTGGAGGCGGACGAGGCCCTGCGTGCCGCCAAGGCGACCAGGGACTGGCTCGAGGGCGCCATTGCCCAGCGCTACGCCGATCGCGCCCAGTCCCTGCGCCGGGACGCCGGCAAGGACACCGGCACCATCCGCTTCGATGACGGGCCGGTGACGGTGGTCGCCGATCTGCCGAAGAAAGTCGATTGGGACCAGACCCAGCTGGCCGCCCTGGCCGAGTGCATCCGCGCTGACGGTGACGATCCCACCGAGTACGTCGACATCGGCTTCAGGGTTCCCGAACGCAAGTTCACCGCCTGGCCCGGCCACATTCGTTCGGCCTTCGAGGGCGCTCGCACCGTGCGGGTTGGCAAACCCTCCTTCCGACTCACCCTGAACAACGAGGTGTCCAAATGACCGCCAAGACCAAGTTGGATCGCTTGCGCGAAGACAATTGCTTCCTCGCCGACATTCCCGACAGCATCCGCATCCCTGCGCTCGGTGATCGCCAGGAGGAGGTGATCAAACCCATCGAGGCGGCGTCGATCGACGACATCGCGTTTGCCCAGCTGGCGCTGCAGGCCAAGTCCTCCGCCCTCTACGCCGAGATCGACGGCTTGCGACGCATCTACGATATGGCGCGCAAGAACGGTGCGGTCGGGACCGACAACGCCCTGGACGCCATCGCCGAGAAACAGGGGGGGCAAGTGATGAGCCTCCCCATCATCTCGGCCGATCAGCGCCTCGCCGAACGCCGCGGCATCAAGGGCTGCATCTTCGGCAAGTCCGGCATCGGTAAGACATCGCTGCTCTGGACCCTGGAGGCGTCGACCACCCTGTTCTTCGACCTCGAGGCCGGTGATCTCGCCATCGAGGGTTGGCCGGGCGACACCATCCGTCCGCGCACCTGGCAGGAATGTCGCGACTTTGCCGTCTTCATCGGTGGGCCGAACCCGGCGCTGCGTGAAGACCAGGTCTTCAGCCAGGCGCACTTCGAAGCGGTCTGCGAGCGGTTTGGCGATCCGGCGACGCTCGACAAGTACCGGACCGTCTTCATCGACAGCATCACCGTCGCCGGGCGACTTTGTTTCCAGTGGTGCAGGGGCCAGCCGCAGGCGATCTCGGAGCGCACCGGCAAGCCCGACATGCGCGGCGCCTACGGTCTGCACGGCCAGGAGATGATCGCCTGGCTCACCCATCTGCAGCACACCCGCGGCAAGAACGTCTGGTTCGTCGGCATCCTCGACGAGAAGTTGGACGACTTCAATCGCCGGGTCTTTGTCCCGCAGATCGAGGGTTCCAAGACCGGCAACGAGCTTCCCGGCATCGTCGATGAGGTCATTGCCATGGCTGAGATCGGCCAGGGTGACGGCGATCCCTTTCGGGCCTTCGTCTGCCAGACCCTGAATCCCTTCGGCTATCCCGCCAAGGATCGCAGCGGGCGCCTCGACCAGATCGAGGAACCCCATCTCGGCCGTCTGATGGAGAAAATCGGCGGTCCCGTAAAACCGGCGAGCGAGAGGTTGGAGTTTGGCCGCCCCGCCTCCCAGCCCGCCGATACCCCCGTCACCCAAGAAGATGAAGGAGCGTTCTGACCATGACCGGTTCCTGGAACGATTTCAACGACGCCGACTCCCAGACGTCCTACGACCTGATCCCCAAGGGCACCATCGTGCCCGTCCGTATGACCCTCAAGCCGGGCGGCTATGATGACCCGGCCCAGGGCTGGACCGGCGGCTATGCCACCCGCAACGAGACCACCGGTTCGGTCTATCTGAATGCCGAGTTCGTGCTCCTCGAAGGCGCCTACGCCCGCCGCAAGGTCTGGAGCCTGATCGGTCTCCTGAGCCTCAAGGGCCCGGAGTGGGGCAACATGGGCCGCTCTTTCGTGCGGGGCATTCTGAACTCTGCGCGTGGGCTGTCGGATAAGGACAACTCGCCCCAGGCCCAGACGGCGCGGCGCATCAACGGGTTCGCCGATCTCGATGGCATCGAGTTTCTGGCCAAGATCGACATCGGCAAGGACCAGAACGGCGACGCCAAGAACGAGATCCGCTTCGCCGTCACGCCCAATCACAAGGACTGGGAAAGCTACGGCCAGTCCGGCGGCACCTGGAAGGCGGGCGGTGTCCCAGCTGCCGCCGCGGTGCCTGCCCCTGGTGCTACGACATCCGCGCCCGAGGCGCAGCCGACGGGTGCTCCGAACCGCCCCGCCTGGGCGCAGTAGGGGGGCGTATCCATGTTGCTTCGCCCCCGCCAGAAAACCTTCGTCGAGCGCAGCGTGCGCGCGCTCGACGAACACGGCAACACCCTGGGTGTCGCGCCGACCGGCGCCGGCAAGACGATCATGCTTTCGGGCGTCGTCGGTCGGATGCTGGCGGAAAACGATGCGAAGGCCTGCGTGTTGGCGCATCGCGACGAGTTGACGACTCAGAACGTCCTCAAATTCGCCAAGGTCAACCCCGCCATCAGCACCTCTATCGTCGATTCCCGCACGAAGTCATGGCGGGGAAGGACGGCCTTCGCCATGGTGCCGACTTTGGCCCGCAAGGCGAATCTCGACGCCATGCCGGCGCTCGATCTGCTGGTCGTCGACGAGGCCCATCACGTGGCCGCCGACAGCTATCGGCGGATTATCGACCGAGCCCAGGACCGTAATCCGGATGTTCGGGTATTCGGTGTCACCGCCACGCCCAACCGAGGCGACAAGAAGGGGCTGCGTCCGGTCTTCTCCAACGTGGCCGACCAGATCTCCATCGGCGAGCTGATTGCCTCGGGCCATCTCGTGCCGCCGCGCACCTTCGTCATCGACGTCGGCACCCAGGAAGCCCTCAAGAGTGTCCGCAAGACTGTTGACGACTTTGACATGAAGGCCGTCGACGCCATCATGAATCGGGCGCCCATCACCGAGGCGGTGATCCGTCACTGGCGGGAGAAGGCCGGTGATCGCCAGACCGTGATCTTCTGCTCCACCGTCGATCACGCCCGCAACGTCACCGAGGCCTTCGTCGCCGATGGGATCCCAGCCGACATGGTCTGGGGAGACATGGGCGAGGCCGAGCGCCGGTCCGTCCTGCGGTCCTTTGAAAAGGGCGACACCCAGGTCATCGTCAACGTGGCCGTGCTGACCGAGGGCTGGGATCACCAGCCGACCAGCTGCGTCGTCCTGCTACGCCCCAGTTCCTACAAGTCGACCATGATTCAGATGGTCGGGCGCGGCCTGCGCACCGTCGATCCGAACGAGTTCCCCAGCGTGGTCAAGGCCGACTGCATTGTGCTCGATTTCGGCACCTCGACCCTTTTGCACGGCTGCCTTGAACAGGACGTCAATCTGGACGGCAAGGCCGGCGACGGCGAGGCCCCGACCAAGGACTGTCCGGACTGCAGCGCGCAGGTGCCGCTGGCGGTGCGCGAATGCCCCCTTTGCGGCTATCTCTGGGAGTCAGTCGGAGCCGGCGAGAGCGAGGCCATGCCGCTTGCCGACTTCGTCATGTCGGAGATCGACCTCCTGAAGCGCTCCAGCTTCCGCTGGTGCGATCTTTTCGGCGATGACGCGGCGCTGGTCGCCAACGGCTTCAACGCCTGGGGCGGAATTTTCTTCCTGCACGGGCGCTGGCACTCCGTCGGCGGGGCGAAGGGACAGCGCTCGCGGCTGTTAGCGGTGGGCGAGCGCACTGTCTGCCTGGCGGCGGCGGATGACTGGCTCAACGAGAACGAGACCGACGAGAGCGCCCACAAGACCAGAAACTGGCTGAACCAGCCGGCGACGGAGAAGCAACTCCGTTACCTGCCTGCGAGCTACCGGCAAGACTTCGGTCTCACCCGGTATCAGGCCTCGGCCCTGTTGACCTTCACGTTCAACAAGCAGGCGATCCAGCAGCTGGTGCAAACCTCGGTTTCGAGCGACCGGAGGGCGGCATGATCCATGGCCGCGCTATCCGACACTGCTGCCGCCCGTCTGCGACTGTGGCATCCGCGTGGTGCGCTTTGTGCCGTCTGTCGGCGTCCGGCCCGTGGCTTTGGCTGGTTCGACCCGGTGCGCTCGAAGCGGCCCCGGCATTCGGTCTGGTTTTGCTCGATGGCGTGCCAGGGTTTCTGGTCCGGCTTGGCGAAGCGGGGTTTGGGCATGGTTGACCTGACCGAGCCGGAACAGGCGGCGATCCGGTCAGCCATGAAGACGGTCGCCGAGGTCATGGAGGAGATCGGCTGGGAAACCCAGCTGATCGATCTCACTGAGCCCCAGGTGCTGACCCTGATCGAGGTCGCCATTGACGGCTTTCAGAACGCCATGCTGGCCACCTCCAAGGGTGATGAGACGGAGATCCCTTTCTGATGTTGGACTTCAATCACTCGGCCAGCTTCGCCGAGAGGATCAACACCCTGATCGACAAGGCTCTGGTGGCTGAGAATGCCACGCGGGCGCACCGCGACTATCTCGGCGGCTCTCGGCTCGGTGTCGCTTGCGATCGGGCCTTGCAATACGAGTATGCCGGAGCGCCCAAGGACGATGGCGGCGACTTCGACGGCCAGACGCTGCGCATTTTCGCTGCCGGTCATATCTTCGAGGATCTGGCCATCGGCTGGCTGCGTCGGGCCGGGTTCGATCTCTACACCAGCAAAGGCAACCGGACGAACGGCGAGCAGTTCGGGTTCTCGGTCGCCGGCGGGCGCATCCGCGGCCATGTGGACGGCATCATCAATGCCGGTCCCGTGTTGCCCGGCTTCCCGGCGCTGTGGGAATGCAAATCACTGAACTCCAAATCCTGGAACGACACGGCGAAGCGCGGCGTCGCGATCTCGAAGCCTGTCTACGCCGCACAAATCGCGACCTATCAGGCCTACATGGAAGCGACGGTGCCGGGTATCTCGAAGAACCCGGCCCTGTTCACCGCCATCAACAAGGACACGGCGGAACTTCATCACGAATTGGTGCCCTTCGACGGTACCTTGGCCCAAGCCGCGAGCGACAAGGCGGTGCGCATCATCCAGGCGACCGAGGCGGGTGAACTGCTGCCCCGTATTGCCCAATCCGCCGACTTTCATGAATGCCGTTTCTGTTCATGGTCCGACCGCTGCTGGAGGAGCGGAGCATGAGCGGTGACGTGGTGAACCTGGATCGTTGGCGTGATTTCAACGATGCCGAGCCGCAGCGCCTCGACGGCACCCGGCCGTGGGATGACGCCGAGAGCACCGAGGACATCAAATCCCGCATGCTCGTCAACATCCGTGGCGTGCTCTCCTATCTGCTGCCGGGTGGCGTGTTTCAGGGCGCCAAATTCCTGGTCGGCGACGTTCGCGGCAATCGCGGTGACAGCCTGGCGGTAGAGCTCGCCGGCCCCAAGGCCGGCATGTGGCATGACTTTGCCACCAAGGAGGGAGGCGACATCATCGGCCTGTGGGCGGCGGTCACCGGACGGGATACTCGGACCGAATTCCCCGCCATTATGGACGACATCCGCGAATGGCTGGATGGCCGCAGCCGCACCTTGCATGACGACCGGGCGGCCCAGGCCAAGAACCCGCCCACCGACGACCTGGGGCCGGTCACCGCCAAGTGGGACTACCTCGACGAGGATGGCCAGCTCATCGCCTGTGTGTATCGCTACGATCCGCCCTGTGGAAAGCAGTTCCGACCATGGGACGTGCTGAATCGCAAGATGAAGGCGCCCGACCCGCGGCCGCTCTACAACCGGCCGGGCATCAAGTCGGCGTCCGAAGTGATCCTGGTCGAGGGCGAGAAGGTCGCGCAGGTTCTTATAGACCAGGGGCTCTGCGCCACCACCGCTATGAACGGCGCTTCGGCGCCGGTCGAGAAGACCGACTGGTCGCCGCTCAACGGCAAGCGCGTGGTGATCTGGCCGGACAAGGACGAACCCGGTTGGCGATACGCCATGGCCGCAGCTCAGGCGGTGCTGGGTGTGGGAGCTGCTTCCGTCACCGTGCTCCTTCCCCCCGACAGCAAGCCGGATAAATGGGATGCGGCGGATGCGGTGGCCGAGAGCATGAACGTCACCAATTTCATCGCGACCTGCGAACGCCAGTCCGTACGACTCGAAAAGGCGACGCTGATCCTTACCGATTGGGATGCCAGTCATTACGCCGGTGATGCGCCCGAACAGCACTTTCTGGTCGAGGGCTCGCTGCCGCTGGGTGTCGTATCAATCCTCGCCGCCATGGGCGACACCGGGAAAGGCATGATGACCCTGGATTTGGCCCTTTCGGTGGCGACCGGCAAAGCCCGTTCCGTCTCGGTCAGCCCGGAACCCATGGCCTTCGGCGGCCCGGTGCGGGAGTTCGGCACGGCCGTCATCTTCACCGCCGAGGACGACCAGGGCGAGGTCCACCGTCGCCTGCAGCGGCTCGATCCCGAGGAACTACGCCTTGAGAAGCCCGGCCGGCTGATCGTCGTGCCTCTGCCCAACGCGGGTGGGCCGATTCCGCTCGTGGTGTCCGGTAAGGACGGTCCCGAGATCACCCCGCAATTCCGCATGGTGCGCGACCAGATCCTGCGACTTCGCGATCTTAAGCTGGTGGTATTCGATCCGCTGGCCTCGTTCATCCATGCCGACGTGACCTCCGACCCGGCGGCGGGAAGCTTCGCCACCGGTTTGCTTGCGAGCCTGGCAACGGAGACCGGCGCGGCGGTGATCGTCGCCCACCATATGCGCAAGCCCCAGGGCAACCGCCCGATCTCGACGGTCGAACAAGCCCGCGACGCCGTGCGCGGCACCAGCGCCATTGTCGACGGGGTACGCCTCGTATACGCCCTGTGGCCCGCGCCCGAGGAACACCAAGGCTTCGTCTTCAAGGCGCTCGAAGAGCCCTTCGCCCGCAACGCGGTGTTTCAAGGCGCGGTGGTCAAGGCCAACGGACCGGCCGACCGGACCATTCGCACTTTCCTCCGTGCGCCCACCGGCCTTCTCATCGATGTGACACCGCGCTTGCGTGAAAGCCGTCTCCCCGAACAGGATCTTATCGACACCCTGGTGGCCGCGATCGCTCGAGCGGCCGAGAGCGGCCATCCTTATACCCACACCGGCGGATCCGGGGTCTACCAGCAACGACACCGACTGCCGTCTGCGTTTCACGAGATGGGCCGCAAGCGCCTCCAGGACATGGTCCAGGACCTGCTCAACAGACGTCCTCCGGCGTTGGTCAAGGGCATGGCTTCGGGATCCAAGGAGGACAAGTGGCTGGACATCCCGACGGGACCGTTCGCACGCGGCGTGGGGCAGTTCGTGCATGGCGCCGACGAGGCGGAGGACTAATGCTCATGGCTGCTCTGTTTCCACCGTTTCCAGCCTTTGCTTTCCAAACCAGGAAGGGGTGGCCTGCGTTGCCAATTGCCACGTTGCCATTTGGCAATTGCCAGGAACTGGCCCCCTGGAAACCCCATCAACTAATTGAATTAAAACGGAAATCACCATTTGGCGCCGTTGCCATTGCCAAGCGTTGCCAACGACCGAAAACATCAGCGATTTCAGAGATTTCCACGTTTCCACCTCCCCTAAAGAGACCTCTGCGAAACGCTTGGGATTTTTTGAGAATGGTGATTCTCTGTGTGTTGAGAATTTCGGGGAGGGACAGATGGGCGAGAAGCGGATTGGGGAGG